GTCTTGCATTCAGAAGTTCACCCGAATGCATTCGGTTTCTGTTGGTGATATTGTCGTCAACGAGAAGTGTGGTACTGCTTGGATGGTCGATGGTGAAGGTTGGTCTAACGTTGATTTTGGGAGATCGTTTTAATGATTGGTCATGCAGTAGGTTGTGTTTATAAGAAACCAGAGAAGAAGGAAGTGATTATGTACGAGTCTGAATTAGAGACTTTTGTGGGTTTTGTGTTGTGTTCAATCATTGGTCTTGGCACCATCTTTTTGGCGCATTTCGTATGAAGGATCGTCGCAGAAACAGAAACGGGTGGGTTCCTGTAACCTCTCAGCTTGAGGAAGAATACATGGGAGGCGTTGAAACCTTCGCAGTCGGAACTATGGTATTGACTTTTATTTTGATAGGAATAACCCTTATATGAGATTTAGACAAGAAATTACGGTTTGGGACAAAGCACCGACAACCCCAAACCACACTTACATTACTGAAGGCAGTTATCTGATCGGTATTGTGCCAGAAGGTACTAAAGAAGCCTTCATGTTTTCGTCACCCAAAAAGCAATGGTCAGTATCCAGACGCAAATTTCGTGACCTCACCGCTAAAGAAAAACGTGTTATTACAGGAGATATATAAATGTTACGTCCAGAGGATTTTGAACCAAAAGCGTTTGAAGAGTTGATACGTATGGAATTAATTTATCAGTCTGAATTGTTGGACGATGGTGAACTGAAACTTGCCTTTGAACGAGTAATAGCGTATAATAGTATTCCAGGCACATATAAGGATGGAAAATATGACAACTAAGGTTAGTCTAGTTGGTATGACAACACCGAGCGCAAGCACCGGATGTAATACCGCCGCAGAATTAATTGCTTATGCTGCCCGAGTAAGTAATCCATCAAATCAAAATAATACTAAGACCGCTAAGAAGTTGCTAGGATACTTAATCCGAGAGGGTCACTGGTCTCCTTTTGAAATGGTATCAATTACCATGGAGATTACTACGACTCGTGATATCTCTCGACAAATTCTGCGACATCGGTCTTTCTCGTTTCAAGAGTTCTCTCAACGATATGCTGTCAGCGAGTCGTTTACTACCTCACGTGAGGCACGTAAACAACACCCTACTAATAGACAACTAAGTACTTTAGATGACGATACAGAGCGTCAGAGAAAGGCACAAGAGGTTTTTAGTGAGATGCAAGCAGAGGTGTCCAAGATTGCTAAAGATTACTATGAGATGGCACTCAACACTGGTATCGCTAAAGAACAAGCTCGTGCGTTGTTACCCGAAGGATTGACAGAGACCACATTGTATATGAGCGGCACTCTCCGGTCATGGGTACATTACTGTGAGTTGCGAATGGGTCATGGTACTCAGAAAGAGCATATGGATGTCGCTAAGATTGCGTGGGAAATTCTCAGCGTACATTTTCCAGATGTAACAGGAGCCGTTGAGGAAATGAATAGTTAGGAGATTAAGTTCGTGAATATATTTTATCTGCACAAAGATCCTGTTACATGTGCTCAAATGCATTGTGACAAACATGTTGTAAAAATGTGTGTGGAATATGCTCAATTATTATCAACGGCTCATAGAGTTGTTGATGGTAATCTTTGGTATGGTAGAACGACTAATGGTAGAAAAATCGCACGATATTTTTATCCAGAAAGTGAAATGAATCACGTACTATATAAAGCTAGTCATATCAACCATCCTTCTAATTTGTGGGCTAGAAGTGGTTATACTAATTACGAATGGTTATATGATATGTGGACCGCATTATGTAATGAATATACTTTTAGATATGATAAGATACACGAATCTTTCAGAAAATTAGAATATGCTTTGTTAATACCGCCAGTGAAAATAGCTCCTCAACCTTTTACTGAACCTACACCTGCTATGCAAGCATTTCCTGAATGTATCGTTGAAGATGATTCTCTAACATCGTATAGGAATTACTATTGGGAAGCAAAGAAAGATTTTGCGAAATGGACTAAACGAGATAGACCGGAGTGGTGGAATGAACGGGAAAGGATCGAAACCGAGACCCAAACAAGTGTCTCAGAATGAATTTGACGCACAGTGGGATCTTATCTTTGGTGGCAAAGGTATGAAATATGATGAACATAAACGTAAAGTGAATATTACCGAAGAAGTGAGTAAACACTGGTCAGAGAACGGCAGAAAAGAAGCTGTTGTGATGAAGAGTGAATTGGGTTATTCGGTTGACCTGTATGAACAGTCACGTTTCATTAGAACGGTAGAGTGTTTTGACAAGTCACTAAGTTATGCCGAAGATGTCGCAGAGAACTTTTGTTTAGGGGTGCTATTATGAAAATCGTAGTAGCGGGTTATGGTCCCGTTGGGCAAGCCGTACACCATGCACTAGAACAACTGCCTAGTGAACAGGATGTCTTTATTGACGATCCTGCAAAGGGTTGCAACTATTATCGAGATGAACAGATCGAACCGCCTGATGCTGTTGTGATTTGCGTTGCGACACCCGCTCTTCCTGACGGTCAGTGTGATACGTCTAACGTTGCAGCAGTCCTTGACAAGTACTATTCGTGTAACCCAGACACTAAGTTTCTAATCAAGTCAGCAGTTGATCCTTTGTGGTTGAGTGATATTCACGAGACTGCTATAATCGCGTCTGGTACGATGGATTCTGTTCTTGATGTGCATTACAATCTGACATACTCGCCCGAGTTTCTTGGTTCGTCTAATATTCATCGGTCAACTCAAGACGAGTTCATGAAGCAAACCTTTGCGATTTACGGTGGTGATGACTGTCGGTTCTGGGATGAGTTGTTCAAACCTGTTTTGCCTGATCTGAAAGAAGTTCGTTACCTGACACTAGAACAAGCAGCGTTCTCTAAGTATGTGGAGAATTGTTTCCTAGCAACCCGAGTCACTTTCTTCAATGAGATGTATAACATCTATAAAGAGTGTGGATTTGAAGGGTTTGATGGCATGATTGACGCTATCGCACTTGATCCTCGCATTGGTAAGTCGCACTCACAGGTGCCAGGACCAGACGGTAAGTTTGGATACGGTGGGCATTGTCTGCCGAAAGACATGTCGGCTTTGAGATATATCACTACTAATTCTCCTTTGCTAGACGCAATCGTAGACGCTAACGAAGAGTATAGAAGTGGTCAATAAACAAGCTCTTAAAGAATCATTTAGTGATACTGTGTTGGGGACGTTGGTAAACTTTCCTTTAAATTATGTATTGATTGCGTTCTGTCTATCCATCGAGATGACTGCACTAACCATGACTTTTTTCATGACATCGATACTTTTCATTCTAGCAGTGGCACGTAAATATTACGTAAGAATTTATTTTGAGAAGGTGTCCAATGAATAAAAGATACGAAGAACCGGAAAAGTTTACACGTAAAAAAATACGTAAAACTCGTAAACCGATGACCGACGAACAAAAGGCGGCCGCCACGGAACGGTTAGCTAAGGCACGTGCTGCAAAAGGCCCTGCTAAGAATCTTGCTATACACGAATCAATTCGGGACTTACCTGACGAACATTGGATATCACCAAAAAAGGTTAAAGAATGGTTAAAAGTTAATAAGACATTACTAGTCAGTATAAAAAGACAAGCCAGTTCAAGTGATAGAAACGAGCGTTCTGAGTTTCAGAGAATTGATACATATGTTAAAAATATGCAATCTTATCTCAGTAATGGAATTTGGGCTGATATAAACTACGGAGAACAAATGGAATTTAAAACCAAATGGTTAGTTGTAGGCCATGCCTATAATGAGGACGGCACAATGAAAAGAACTCAAGGGCACATTTATCGTGACATAGGTCTTTACACTGGAGAAGAAGAATGCAACTAGGCGAGTTAATGTTAACAAAGGCAAAGTTTACTCGCATGATAGAGGAAACGGTGGTTAAAACTAAACTTTCACACATTGACGCTGTAGTGCATATCTGTGAAAAAAATAATCTAGAAGTGGAGGATGTTAAAAAATATATCTCGGAACCAATAAAAGAAAAAATAGAAGCCGAAGCTCGGCGTCTAAACTTTTTACCTCGTGGTAATGAATTGCCTCTTGGTTAAATACCTCTTGACACCAGAGGTTAAATGGTGTACTATATACACTTACATTATGAATAACGTGGATAATCTGAAATACACTGTAAATACAAGGAAATACAATTATGTCATTTGACAATTTAAAACGCAATCGTGGAAGTAACATCGCTAAACTAGTCGCAGCTGCGGGTGGTGAAAGCGGTAACAATGAAAAGAAATCTTATGTAGATGATCGCATCTGGAAACCTACTGTCGATAAGGCAGGCAATGGTTATGCTGTGTTGCGGTTCCTGCCTGCTACAGAAGGTTCTGATCTCCCTTGGGCAAGATACTGGGATCATGGGTTTAAAGGTCCAACCGGACAATGGTACATCGAGAAGTCATTGACTTCACTTGGTCAACAAGACCCAGTATCAGAGTCAAACTCTAAACTGTGGAACTCTGGTGATGATCGAGATAAGGATATCGCACGTGAACGCAAGCGTCGATTACACTATGTGTCAAACGTAATCGTGCAGAGTGACCCAAGTAACCCAGCAAACGAAGGACAAGTGTTCTTGTTTGTCTATGGTAAAAAGATCCACGATAAAATCATGGATTTGATGCAACCGTCTTTTCAAGACGAACAACCGGTGGATCCTTTTGATCTCTGGGAAGGCGCATCGTTCAAACTCAAGATTCGTAATGTTGAAGGGTATCGCAATTATGATAAATCAGAATTTGCGGCCGTGTCTTCTTTATCAGAATCTGAAGATGAACTTAGAGAAATTTATGATCGAATGTATGATCTTAACGAATTTTCTGATCCTGCAAGTTACAAGACTTATGATGAGTTGTCTGCTAGATTAGCTTTGGTACTTGGTCAAGTAGTCGCTCCACAACGTGCTGATATGGCGTTTCAGGCAGAACCTGCACCAATGAAAACCGCAGCAGCACCTGTAGTTGCTGCAACTGCTGAAGCTGATGAAGATGATACTATGTCTTACTTTGCTAAACTAGCCGCTGAAGAATAATATAAACAGCGGTTTATTTAAGGGGGAGTTCGCTCCCCTTTTTTTTTATCGGAAACTATATGAGAAAACGTAGAGAAACATATCACGACGATAAAACTAGACTAGTTAATTTTTTAGTTGATATCGAAACCTATAAAGCCTTTAAAATATGGTGTGTCGCTAATAACACTACAGTTTCGGCACATATTAGAGGTTTGGTTGATAAAACATTATCGGGTGAAATAACCGTAGAATGGAAAAAACGACCAGTCGAAAAGAAGAAAGGCGAATTAGAAGATTGGTTAAAAGAGTGGGATTAAGCTGCCGCGTAAGCGTCTGCTTGACTCCCGTTTCCATGCGTCACAGAACCTAACTGAGGGCTTTCAGTTCCAATTTGTGTTTGTATTTGTGTATTCGTTGGTGATGATACATTATTGATTATTGTACTACCACCACCGCCACCAGTATCAGTGTTTGCGGCAATGGCATCAGATCGCTGAGTATTAATACCTGATCCGATTACATTTAAAGATTCACCAATCTCTTTCATAGGCAATGCTTTTAATCCACCACCAAAATCCATTTCTGGATATCCGTCAAAGAATCCATCACCCATTTTACCACCGTTCCACATTTTATCAAATAATGGTATTGCGTGTGCGGTAGCCAATCCAATTTCATCAATGTTACTCTTTAAGTCGCTTAAATCGGCATCTCCTAGTTTGGTTATGGCTGATGTAAAACGACCCAGCGCGTCAGCTGATTTGTCGAAATTATCTAATTTGCTATAATCTACATCCATCAATGCTGTTAAGCCTTCGGCCGTAGCTTCGTAAATTGATTTGTTTTCTCCTGGCGTAATAGCATCCATTAAACTGCCTAGAGATTGTGTGAGTTGACCAATACCACTAGTTCCCATTAAAAGAAGCATTCCAGCACCAACACTACCGGCTGCTGATAAAAATCCATCAAACTTTGAATAGTCTACTTTAGTTAGTTCGTTTAAACCTTCTGCGGTATTTTTCATTAGGTTCTTTAAACCAGAACCATCAGCACCCATTAAATTGATTGCTGCTGATGCTGCGCCCATTGCAGTAAAGAAAGCACCAATACCAATACCGATAGCCGCCATGCCTGTCACCATAGCACCAGAACCACCCGGCACCATTGCAAACAATCCACCAGCAGCAAGCATTCCTGAAAGAACAGCAAGAGCACCTGGATTACTTGCAAATGCTCCTAATCCTTCGGCAACGTTTTTCATCACAGGAACTAAACTAGATGCATCTGTATTTAAAATATCAATACCAGCCGCACCTAACGAAAGCCCCGCAAAGAAACCACCGATGCCTGCACCGATAGCAAACATACCAAAACCTGCTTTCATTGATTTACCAGGACCAAACAGTGCGCCGAGTGCACCACCTGCCGCCATCAACCCGCCCATGACGATTAATCCCTTAGTGGGAGTTTCATCAAAGGCTTCACCAAGACCTACCATAGCGCGTTTTAAAGCACTCATGTCAGTATTAGCATATGATAACGCGGCATCACCTAGTGCAAGACCACCAAAGAATGCGCCAATGCCCATACCTAGAGCACCTAATCCTGCAGCTGCTCCTGCCATTCCACCAAAAGAAGAACCGAAACTACTAGCGAACCCTTCGCCTGATTTACCACCTTTGAGTTTAGCTCCAGTTGCCGCGTCTGACGGACCTTTTTCACGAGATGATTCTAAATCATCAAGATCATCACGAGCGTTTTTAGCGGCATCCGCTTGAGCTTGAGCCTTCAACGCTTCGCCAAAACTTCGGAGATTATTCTCCTGCCGTTCCATGCCTTCGGTTTGAAGTTCTAGTTCTTCTACCACATCTGATAATGAAGTCTTGCCGGTCTTAGCCATTTTTCTCTCTTGCCTGTTTCTCTTCTTCCAACGCCTGCATTAACATTATAAGTTGAATCTCTCGCTCCCAAGGCATCATGTTATCTAGTTCTGTTAAAGTGTATTTATGATGCCTCTGCAATAAAAAGTTAGTTTTAAAATAATTTGCTAACTCTTCATGGGAGAGGCATACTAAAAAAAATTCTGTAGCCCTTTAATTTCAATCTCGTTATGTTCGCCGCACGATGAACAGTCAAAAATGATACTGTGTTGTACCTGAGGCATTGTCTGAATAAAATCAGATATCTTTTGAAATTGTGTTCGTGTCATGGAGTCTAGAAATGCGACAACAGTTTCTTTTGGTTCATCTTCAATATCAATTCTTTCATCTTTTGAATAGACCGCTTTAATACAAGTGGATATAATATTAAACACTGCTTCGGTTTCATCTTCACTGTTTTCAATTTTGTCATAACTAGGATATTGCATTTCCACAGAAATGTCTTTGTCAATGACAATAATGTTTTCAACATTTTCAACGGGGCATTCTACTTCGTCAAGATTTATTGAAACTTCATTTCGTTGTTTGCACTCACTGCAAGGCATAGTCATATCAACATTTTCACCAACTGACTTTGCTCTAATTTTAATGAACAAATATTCAAGATCAAATGTTGTTAATTCACTTATCTTGATTTTATTGTCCGTACAGGCTTGAATAGTATCTACTATAGAGTCTGTAATTAATTTAGGATCTTTACTTTCGTTAGCAATGAGTAGAATTTTTTCTTCTTTAACTAAGTAAGGTCGGTACTTTATTTTTTTACCTGTAGAAGGTATTTTCAATTCATATTTCGGTGTATCATTCAACAAAGGCAATGACATAGTTTACTCCATTATCTGTTAATAAAAATAGACGCTTTTTGTTTACCGTTGGAAACTTTTTCACCTTTCCAACTCTTATATGCGAATTCAACGGAGACTGTACTTAGTTCTCCGGCTGCATCACTTAATGCTGTGTTAGTTACACTGATTGGAAATGCACGATCAATTATCCAGTGATAATTTGCAATAGTACTGTTACCAATATCAATGTCTAGATCAAAATTGAGATTCAACGGACCTAGTTTTTTACTAAAGTTTTTACTGAATAAAGGATAACTCTGTCCTCGTTCTAGTTGATAAATGTGTAGTGTCGCTACATATTGGTCTGGATACTTTACCTCAAAACGTGCTTCATCATCACTGTATTCAGGCAATATGAATTGTTGCCAACTCTCAAAATATTCTCTCACTTTCTGATTGTTCAACACAGTAAAGGTTGCGTTTATATTCGCATTAGTATATCCATATACGACATTTTGAGTAGTTACACCCAACTGTCTTTCTGTAGAAGCCATTTGACGAGAAGGCAAATCTATGCTGCTACACAACAAACCTAAATCATATGCATTGATTCCTGCAATGGTAGGAAATTTAACATAGTAGAGATTGGATTTTGCAAATCCTTTTCCTTCACTGACGAGAGATTTAAACTCATCAATTGTGCCTAGTTTAAGCATTTATTTTATCCCTCGAATCTTTGTACACTTGACCTTTATTACCATGCCATTGCGCCATCGGCAAAAATGTTGCAATTTCCCATTCGGGCGCTGTCACCATTGCAAACTTACCTTCAACTTGTGATGTTAAATAATGTTTGAAACATGGTTTAAAATATTTCATGTTAGCAGCGCGATTCAAATAAGAATACGTCACTTTGAATTTGGTGTTCTCATCAAATCTTTTATCTGATGTTATATCCATCAACCCATCTAAAAACTTTGCTCGTAATGGTATGGGTAGGTAATGTAAATTCATACCGTAAAATCCATTCTCGGCTGGACCTAACGCAATCACTAAAGGAAATGAATCCCAATAGGGTAATGTATCTTTATGTTTAGCATCATAGAAAAACATAAACATATTACCTATAATAGTTTTATTTTTAGCTACTATAGGTTCTTCTCGCATTAAACTGCGCCTATTTACACGCATATTTGACACTTTCTTGCGGAACCAATCACGCGACTGTTTAGTACGCGGGTTGATACCAGCACGAAAAGCTTCTTGTTCTACTGTAGCAAATAAGTTTGACATGTGGTTATTTAGTCTTTTTCTTGGTAAAAGGTTTCATTTTCTTAAGCGGTTTTAAAGGTTTGGTCATGATACCCTTCTCTCTTAGCTCTATTTCTGTCCATATTTCAAATTTCCACTTACGATCCTTCGCATATTCGTTAGCGGCTTCCCACTTATTCATGTTACGGACATACGTTAATGCTTCAGTCATATACTTCTTATTGTGAGTATTGAGTTTTTTGGGTGGTGTGGTTTCTTTGTTAGGTTTTACTTCTATCAACGATACGCTATCGTCTTTCCATGTCACCTTGAAGTCCATGAAGTAACGGTGATACTTCTTGTCAACATCGTACATATACGGTATCACTACTTCTTCGCTAGACCATGATTTAATATCACCACTTTTATCAAAGTACATCATACAAGATTTTTCCCACAAGGAACGGTATATTACGGTTGTAGGATCACCTGCGTATTTCTTAGGGTTTTTGGGTTTATATCTACCAGAGTATGCCATTAAATCACTATAAATAAACTTATTAAAACACTATTTAGAGTAAATTTAAATGTCCGAATCTGAACCAGGTTACTTTTCCGCTTTGAATAAAAGTATTGAATCCGTAAAAGGAGCAATTTTCGGTGATCAAGAAGAACCTAACACCAAAGAACAGGAAACCGTTCTTCATGAGGAAGAAGCTCCCGAAGATGAAGAGATTGATCTTGATGCTACACGAAACTTTTTCTATCCTTTAAACATGTCAGACAATTATCCTGCAAAAATAATTTTTCGGGTAATCAAAATTGATGGTGAAGCTGGAGACATTCTTGGCAATATAGGCGAATCATTTTCAAAAATATACGATCAAGCAAAAGATGCTGTTGTAGATTTGGCTGCAGGCGCATTTGGTCAAACACAAGAATCTTTGGGCGAAGAACAGGTATCATCTAAAGAGCAAAAACAAATAATAGAAGATAGTAATGTCAAACAATCAGAATTAGTGAGTTATGAAAATAATACTGGCGGCGAAGAATATGGAACAATAACATTACCGCTTCAAAAATCTCTAAAATATTCAGACGTTGCACAATATAAAGGTGCGAGTCTGGGTGTCATGGGTGGAATAGGCGAGGATGTCTTAAGTGGTAAAAATCCATTTGCTGGTATGTCTAATGCAAACGGTCAGTTAGGAAAAACAGCGAGTGCGTTAGCCGCAAAAATGGTAGCAAAAAATGCGGGTGCTGCTCTTGGTGTGGCTGCGGGTTCTCTCAAAGGCGCCCCCGGCGCTATTTTAGGTGGCGCTGTAGGTAGTGGGCTTGGCGATCAAGCAGAAACCGCTGTTAGTAGTGCTACACGTATTGCGTCTGCGCCCAATATAAGAACTTTATTTGAACAGGTCGATCTTAGAAATTTCACTTTTGATTTCAAAATGATTGCAACAAGCCCACAAGAATCTGTCGCCATTAGAAATATAGTAAAAATGTTTCGTCAAGAACTTTATCCTGAAAAAATAGCATTAGGTACATCAGGTGTTCCTTTAGGTTATAAATTTCCTAATGTATTTGAAATTGAAATTAAAAATAGATATAGTGGTTTAAATTCAAATCCTGGTTTTAAGATTCAGCGATGTTACTTAAAAAATGTAGAGACTACATTTAACGAAACTGCAACAGGTCTTTTTTCAGACGGCAATTTTGTTGAGGTAAGTGTGTCATTATCGTTTACCGAAATCGTAACGCTAGACAAACAAAAAGTAAGGGATGGATATTAATGTCTAATTATTTTAAAAAATTCCCGAAGGTACTGTATCTTTTTGGTGATGAAATTACTCCAGTCGCTTTTCAGAATCTTTCAAAATCAAGTAATTATATAAAAAACATATCTGATGAGATTTCTACTTATATTGAATATGAGATAAAAGATTTTGAACGTCCCGATTCTTTGTCGCAACAACTTTACGGTACTAGTGAATATGACTGGACGTTTTTTATGATGAATGATCCTATCATGGAACAAGGTTGGCCTTTGGCTCTTCAAGATTTATATCAGTTAAGCACTACCGAGTTACATAAAGACTGGACGTGTAAAATAGAGTATGAGTATTATACAGCAGACAGTGTAAGTAAATCTATCTCAACAAAATATCCAGTAGGGCAAACGGTCAGCGTTAATGGCAAATCTTTAATTGTGAAAAGTAAAAATATTCAGCTTGGTGAAATTTCTGTGTATTCGCCCAATTATAGTGTAGACAGTGATTTTACTGCTGCAGGAGGACTGATAAGTTATACAGATTCTGACAATGTAGTTATTGAGAATAATTTAGTATCTACTGTAAAAGAATCGTTCGGAACTTATGAGTATCGTAATAGTCAAGGTGATCCTATAGATTATCTCTATTTTCCATTATACAACGAACAAGGTGTAGATACACAAGTAGTAGTAACTCCCAAAATTGCAATTACTAATTTAGACAAACTTATCGAAGATAATGATAAACTGAAAAAAATACGTATCATCAAAAAAGAATTGATCGGAAATGTCGTAGGCAAATACAAGTCGATACTCGGTAATCAATAATGTCTCAGACAACATTTAGTATATTAGAAGCAGTACTTATATCATCCAGATCTGAAGGCAATGATGTTGAAATTGATATCAGAAGCAATCTGGTAGAGTTTCAAATTTTTGAACATCTTGCCAAGCCTTATATAGATGCTACGATTATTTTTGTAGATGATTTTGGAATGAGAGACACCTTATCGATGGCGGGTACTGAAAAGTTTCGTATTACCTTGGGTTCACCAGACGATCTTAACGAACCCACATTCACTAAATTCTTTTTTGTGGGGAAGGTCAATAGTACACGAAAGATGAACGAACGTTCTGAGATCATATCTCTAAATTTAATTGAGGATCATCTTTACATTGATTCTATAAAACAATTAAGTCGTTCGTATACTGCACCCATTGAAGAAATCATCGAGCAAATATGTTCTATTGAATTGGGCAAAACCGTGGTCCGTAGAGACTTTGAGGGTACTGCTCAAGGTGATAGGAAGATCATTATTCCTTATATGAGTCCTCTTCAAGCAGTGAGTTGGATCAAAGATCGTGCTACTACGCGAACGGGTGGTCCAATATATTTGCGTTCAATACTGTGGAGTAATAATTTAATTCTGTCTGATTTTGACAGTTTAATGAAAGTTGATGTTGTTAATAAAAAGTTTCCTCTGCGTTATAGTGATGCAATTTCTAGCGTTGATGCCAAAGACGATTTGAAAAGACCTTATTACAGTGTTATATCCTACAACGAAGCAAATGCTGATAACATGTTATCTCAATATGAAAATGGAAATGTAGGATCTTATTATTCCAATTTAGACGCTGGTACAGGTATTAGTTCTGGTGCACATATTTCGATTCGTGATATAGTCGATGAGTTTTATTCTACCGATCTTATATCATCTGACACTGTACAGACCATATATGATCCTACTTTAAAAATTGGTGATAAACTTTCTGACGAATATAATTCATTAAACATTTTTCAGATAACATCATCTAATACTTACAATCAGTTTTCTAGTTATCATGATGAAGCAGTTATTGTAGATCAAGATAAGAACATCATCGAATCTAAACTGAAAGTTAAAAACAAAATAATAAGATCTATTCTTAAAAAGAATATATTAGACATTGGTATTGAAGGGCGTTTGATATTTTCTGCTAAAATATCGACTGGTAACAGAATTCGTGTTTTGTTTTTGAATTCCGCAGCAGGATCTGAAAACAAAGACGCAATAGAACAGATAGATAAACGTAAGAGTGGCGACTATTTCATTTTAGCGATCAATCATATTTTTAAAGACAACACTCATTTTTCACAATTGCGTCTAACTAAAATAGGCGAATTACCTAGAGATTTCGCAATAGAATGAACGTATTAAGACCTATACAGAAAGATTATTATGGAGATGATAACCGTTGGTTTTTGGGTTATGTGATTAATTCGGCACCTCCTGCTGGACTAGAGGGTCGTGTTAAAATTCGTATCACTGGTGTTCATAATTCCAATACAGGAGAGATTCCTGAAAAGGATTTACCGTGGGCTCAAGTTCTGATTCCTACTACAGAAGGTGGTTCATCTGGTATCGGAAGAATACCACAGTTATCCAAAGGTGCTTTTGTGTTCGGTATTTTTCTTGATGGAATGTCATCGCAAATACCATTAGTGCTTGGATCTTTGCCACACACTGAACTGCCCACATCTATTCAAAAAGAACAACGCGGCTCGTCTGAAAATTCATTCGAATATGATCAAAAACGAATACAAAACGTAGTTATAGCAAAAATTGCAAAGGATGATCTTGCTAATCCTGGTGTTGGTATTAGAAGACAACAATCTATGAAGTTTTTTATTGACAATGGTTATACAATAATTCATGCCGCTGCTATCACTGGTGCTTTAGAAAATATATCTTCATTTGTTACATTTGGTGGAGTGTCTAATACAGGAATTGCTCAATGGTCAATTGATCCTTCTATAGGAAGTCGTTACATTGGATTGTTAAGATTTTCGCAACAATATAGACCTGCTGTAGACTGGAAATTATATTCTACTCAATTACAGTTTGTTCTTTTTGAATTGCGTACTAGATTTAATTTAACCAACTCAAAACTAAACGTAACAAACAACATTAAAGATGCTAGTCAGGTCTTTAATAAATATTATCTTAACAGCGCATCTCAGAGTGATCAAATCGCCCAAAGAGCATATGACGAGGTCTTAGTATAATGCCAGAAGTAGTTGATCCAAAAACAGGCAAGATCCTTAATGTTTCCCAAAGAAAGGCTAATGATGCCACCGAAACTTTCTCGGAAGAACTGAAAAAAACAGTTAACAAAGCCTCAAGTGCAGTGTCTACAAATAACGTTGATGCTAAAGCGCAAGAAGCAGTAAGTACATTCACTGATGCCAAAGCTTCTATCGGTGGGCAAGTAGCGGGTCAAATCAAAGGTGGGATGGAGAATCTCACTTCAAAGGTTGACGGTTATAAAGATCAACTGTCTGATGCAAAAGATACTGCGGTTGGACTTTTGAATGGTGACACTACCTCTCTGAAGAATATGGGCACTGATATGATAAACGGTGCTGTTGAAGGTTTGTTATCTAAACTCGGCACTAAAGTTCAAATCGAATATAGTGATCCTGATCCTGAGACGGGAATTGTAACTCCAATAAAAGCTTCTCTTGAAGCAGATCCTACATCAGGTGCAATCAGTGGGCTTCTGTCTATTATCACAGGTTTGGGCGCTAGTTTAAATCCTGCCGATCTTGCGGCTAACTTTAAAGGCGAACTTCAAAATATTGTCACGGATGTGTCGCCCGAGGGCTTGTTGTCTGCGGGTAAAGATTTGGCTGCCGGTAAGATTGGTGCGTTTACTTCTACGTCGATCAGTGAACTTTCAACAACAGCGTTAAAATCAGTAACAGATGAAATT